GCTTATGGTTAACTTTAAGGATATGTGAAAATATAGCTAAAAAATTAGGAGATTTATTAGATTATCCTCTTACTGCCAATGCTCTTAAAGAAAGTATTTCTACTTTTGATGCAGAGACGTTAAAAGAAATAGATAATTTATCTCTTCATGATTTTGGTATATTTTTAGATTTAGAACCGGATGAAGAAGAAAAAGCCCAATTAGAACAAAATATTCAAGTTGCTTTATCTAGCGGTGGTATTGACTTAGAGGATGTAATTGATATTAGACAAATACGTAATTTAAAATTAGCTAATCAGCTCTTAAAACAAAAACGTAAACACAAACAACAACGTGATCAGCAAATACAAGAACGTCAAATACAATTAACTGCCCAAGCTAATGCGGAAGCTGCTCAACAAGCTGCTGAGGCAGAATTACAAAAACAACAAGCATTGGCGCAAAAAGAATTACAAATTGAACAAGGAAAATCTCAATTTGAAATTCAAAGAATGCAAACTGAGGCAGAAATTAAACGTCAATTAATGGCAGAAGAATTTAACTATCAAATGCAATTAGAGCAAATGAAGATGGGGGCTGAACAAACTAAAGAAAAAGAGATAGAAGATAGAAAAGACAAAAGAGTTAAAATCCAAGGTACACAACAAAGTGATATGATAGATCAAAGAAATAATGATTTATTACCTATAGATTTTGAAAATAAAGGCCAAGAAGGTATATTACCAATGGCTTAATTATTAATTATTTAATTATATTATATTATGGCACAAAACAAAGCGGCCGTTGAGGTCAAACAAGAAGGCGACTTTAAAATAAAGTCTAAAATTAAAAAAATGAAGGACTTAGGGAGTAAGTCAAAAAACGAAATAACAAAAGTAGATTTATCAAAACCAGTAACAGATGAAGTAAAATCAAATGTTATTAAAGTTGATTTAACAAAACCAAAAACAGATGCCGTTCAAGAGCAAAAAACAGAGACAGTGGATGTGGATAAACAAACCGGAGATGGCGAGAAAGTGGACACAGGAACACGGGTCAGCGATACAAAGGCAGAGCCCATTGCAGAAACTGAGGTGCAAACTCCGATCGAAGAAGTAATTGAAGAGATTGGGGAATCTACTCTAGAAAAAATTGAAGATATTCAAGAGGAAACTAAAGAGCCTACTGTAGAATTACCAAAATTACCAGAAAATGTCGATAAACTTTTGAAGTTTATGGATGAAACTGGCGGTACAGTAGAAGATTATGTTAAACTTAATAAAGATTATAGTAAATTAGATGATGATAATCTATTACATGAATATTACAAACAAACAAAACCTCATTTATCACAAGATGAAATTAACTTTTTAATTGAAGATAAATTTCTAGTGGATGAGGATATAGACGAACAAAGAGATATACGTAGAAAAAAGCTAGCTTATAAAGAAGAAGTTGCTTATGCGAAAAAGGATTTAGAAAGTTTAAAAAGTAAATATTATGCTGATATTAAACAACGTCCAGGAGTAACACAAGAGCAACAAAAAGCTACAGATTTTTTCAATCGTTATAATAAACAGCAAGAAACTATAAAGCAAAGTCAAGAAGCGTTTCAAAAAAATACTAATGATTTGTTTAATACAGAATTCAAAGGTTTTGATTATTCTGTAGGAGATAAAAAATTTAGATATAAAGTACAGAATCCTTCTAACGTAGCCAAAAGTCAATCTGATATTAATAATTTTGTCAATAAATTTTTAGACAAAAAAGGAAATATTAGTGATACGAAAGGTTATCATAAAGCTTTATATGCTGCTATGAATGCTGATCAACTAGCAGGTCATTTTTATGAACAAGGAAAAGCTGATGGGGTTAAAAACCTAGTTAAGCAATCCAAGAACCCAACTACAGATAAACCAAGGCAGGTTGCCGGTGGGGAGATGTTTGTAGATGGATTAAAAGTGCGAGCTATTAGTGGAACAGATTCATCAAAATTGAGAATTAAACGAAAAATTAATAATTAAAAATTAAAATAAAATGGCTTTAAATCCCCAATTTGGGACAATAATCCCTAGTCAGGTACAACAGTTACTTGCTACGAATTATTTAAATTTTGCTGCCGGTGGTGTAACCTTCGCTCAGCAATATTTGCCAGAAATCTACGAACAAGAAGTTGAAAGATACGGTAATAGAACCTTATCTGGATTCTTACGAATGGTAGGTGCTGAGCTCCCGATGACAAGTGACCAAGTAATCTGGTCAGAACAAAATAGATTACATATTGCTTATGATAACTGTACATTTGCAGCTCCTGGTGTTGCTGCAGCTAACCTTATTACTATACCTGCTGGTGTAACTAACGTTATATCTCCAAGATCTACTATCGTTGTGATGGATGACTTTGGCGCAGAAGTAAAATGTTTAGTTGTTTCATCCAATGTTGGTGCTGGTCCAGTTACTATAAATGTTGATCCTTATACAGCCGCTACTATTGCGGGTGCAGGTTTAGTTGGAAACGTAAAAATATTTGTTTACGGTTCTGAATATCTGAAAGGATCTACAACACCTAACGCTGCAGGAGTAGCCAACCCAGTTGGTGGAACTAACTTCGTTAGTGTTGATCCATCTTTTACACAATTCCAAAACAATCCTATCATTGTTAGAAGCAAATACACTGTATCTGGTTCTGATATGGCTCAAATAGGTTGGGTTGAAGTTGCTACTGAAGATGGTACTTCTGGATACCTTTGGTATCTAAAAGCTGAGTCTGAAACAAGACTTAGATTTGAAGACTATTTAGAAATGATGTGTGTTGAAGCTGAGCTTGTTGCTGCTGCTTCTCCAATCGTTATTAACACTGAAGCAAATGGTTCTGAAGGACTTTTTGCTGCTATTCAGGCTAGAGGTAACGTAATGGTTGGTTTTAGTGCTGCTACAGGTATTGGTGACTTTGATGATATTCTTAGGAACCTTGATACTCAAGGAGCAATTGAAGAAAACATGTTATTCTTAGATAGACAAACTGCTTTAGATTTTGACGATATGCTAGCTGCAATATCTTCAGGAGCTGCAGGTGGTACTGCTTATGGATTATTTGAAAACTCTGAAGAAATGGCTTTAAACTTAGGTTTTAGTGGTTTCAGAAGAGGTTCTTATGACTTTTATAAAACAGACTGGAAATATCTTAACGACGCTTCAACGCGTGGTGCGATGACTGGTCCTGCTTCTATAGAAGGAGTATTAGTTCCTGCAGGTACGACTACTGTTTATGATCAAATTTTAGGTACTAACATTCGAAGACCTTTCTTACATGTAAGATATAGAGCTTCTGAAGGTGATGACCGAAGAATGAAATCATGGTTAACAGGTTCAGCAGGTGGAGCTTATACTAGTGATCTTGATGCAATGGAAGTTAACTTCCTATCAGAAAGATGCTTAGTAACTCAAGCTGCGAATAATTTCGTATTATTCCAAGGATTATAATAACTGTAAAGGTAAGGGTGCTTCGGCACCCATAACCTTTATTTTTTTTAACTATTTAATTATATTATATTATGACAAAAAACAAAACAGAAGGGTTAGTTATAGAAAAACCAGTTGCTGTAGAAGCACCGGTTATTGAAAACTTAGCTCAACCTATTAAAGCAAAGCCAGTTAAAAAAGATGACTGGGAAATAAAAGATAGAACTTATATACTTAAAGGTGACAAAGCACCTTTAACGCTTACTATCCCAAGTAAACATACTAGAAGACATCCTCTATTATGGTTTGATCCTAAACAGAAAGAACAAAGAGAACTGAGGTATGCTACAAATATGAACAGCCCCTTTGTAGATGAACAAAAAGGAGAGGCTACTATGGGACATATCACTTTTAGAGATGGAACGTTATCAATTCCTAAACAGAATATAGCATTGCAAAAATTATTATCTTTATATCATCCAATGAAAGATCGTAAATATCTTGAATATGTACCTAAACAAATTGCTGCTGACGAGTTAGAAACTTTAGAAAATGAGTTAGAAGCATTGAATGCAGCGCGTGTTATGGAAATAGGACAAGCCGAAGCAATTGTAAGAGTAGAACTAGGAAACGCAGTAGACTCATTATCTTCTAAAGAAGTAAAAAGAGATCTAATGTTACTTGCTAAAAGAAGTCCTATACTATTCCTAAGTTTAGCGGCTGATGAGAATGTTGGATTGAGAAATGTTGGAATTAAAGCTTGTGATCAAGGGTTAATGAGATTATCTCAAGATCAAAGATCTTTCCATTGGGGGAGTAATGATAGGAAGTTAATGACAGTACCATTTGATGAAAACCCATATGTAGCATTAGCTGCATGGTTTAAAACAGATGATGGTGTAGAAGTATATAAGTCAGTAGAAAAACAACTTCAATAATAATATAAGGGGCGGATACGTCCGCCTCTATATTAAATAATAAAAATATAATGGCAGTAAACGTAGATATAGTTTATAAAACAGTTTTATTAATCCTTAACCAACA